CGTTGACTAACTTAATACTAAAGCTGCAAAGCTCATCACTTGCAGTCGGATTAGAGAACGTCCAAGTCGTAGCACCTGTTGTAGTAGCTGTGACTGAGTTGCCTAGTGCAAGATCAATTGTCTTAGCACCTGTAGTGTTTCCTAGTGCGTTTGTTACTTCTGAGTAGTCTAAAAGGTTAGCTCTCTGTAGCGTGTTATCCGCTAAGTTTTGCGTCCCAGTAAAAGTATTAGCACCCAGAATAGCCGCTGTGCCTACTACACCCGCAGGAGGTAGACCAGTTGCGTTAGTCAGCGTTCCAGAAGCAGGAGTGCCTAAAACCGGAGCAGTCAAAACAGGAGCTGTTAATGTCTTGTTAGTCAGCGTAGCTGCACCAGTAAAAGTAACAATATTTGTTGGTGTAATGATGTCCGATAAGTTAGCCATGTCTTATGTCCTAAACTTTATGCTATTGCTAAAAATATGTAAGAGCCGCTAGACACATTAACTGTGCTAGAAGCAGATGAGGTTACGGTAAAGCCGCTAGATAACGGATCGATGTAGTCTGTGTTAGTGACTTGAGCGTCTCCGGTGTTCATCAGTATATATGGATCGTTACCTGCGACTATGCCTCTAAAGCTGTCGTAGGTGTACCAATCGCCAGTAGCATCTGTACGCTTAATTAGAATAAATCTTGCTCCTGCCGAGAAGCCGCAGTCTACGTTCAAGTCAGAACCTGTGCCTGTGTAGCTTCCGACTTTGCTTACTCCTGCTAGTGTGGCGAAGAGGTAGGCTATAAACTCACCTCCACTAGCATTCACTCCAGAGCCAGAGCCTAATGAAAAATTTGTGTTAGTAGGAGTTGTTGAATTCCAATATGTATTGTTAATATTTGCTTTACCGTCAGGGTAATTTAAAAACAAACTTTCTGTGTTTAAAATCGACTTGCTATATACAGCCCAGTTAAAGGCTATAGGCCCACTTCTTCCTTTAAGTATAATTAGCTCAGGGACAACACCAAGGTTATGCGCTTCTGTATGAGCAGACCCAGTACCACTATAAGCCACCACATCCATGAAGCCTGTGGCGCGTTTGAAATTGAAGCCAACAAAATTTGTATTGTCGAATGAGTTGTCAAACCAACCATTCATATAATCCCATTTGAAGCTGCCGTCTGTTACTTCCGCTGCGCTGCTTGAACTTTCTAGTCTGCCTGTCCCAGTTAATCTTGAACCAAAATATGTACCCGCACCGCTTCCTATTATGTAACGATACCATCCCGCATCTACTGGAAAAGAGGACTTCCATAACGGAGCTGTTGAAGTAGCGCCAACAGGAGCAAAAACCTCAGTCCCAGACTCAGGAGTCTTCATGGGTCTGCGGATGGCTATGTAGATGTAGGTCTTGTTTGCTTGAACCTGACCAAACCCAAAACCTGTTGCGCTTTTTATAAACCCATCAACACCATTATTTGTTTCTGCACCGGAGGTGTTAGCATACAATGAACTGGGAGAGCCAAAAGCATTGGACGCACTAGAAGCAGGCCAACCACGCATAACATCATTGACTCTCCAATTTCCGTGTTCATTGCCTCCTGCCGCATCAATACATTTCCATAAACACCACTGAGGTTCAAAACCTACATCTACTGAGGCGTTACCGCTTCCGTCAGTTGTTACACTCCCACACTTAATAATATTCTCGCTGCCATCGTCACCAAAGCCACCTGCGTCTGAGGCGAATACGTAGGCAACGTAAGTACCACCGCTGCCGTTTATGTCTGCGTCACCGCTAAGAGTTATTGCTGTGGAAGAAGCGTGTGTACTGTTCCAATAATCATTAGCAACAGCAAGCGCATCAGTGTTATTGAGATACATTGTTTTGTTGCCACTAAGGTCTAAACTCTTATGCTGTAATATCCAGTTTTGTCCAGTGTCCGTACGCTTACAAACTACCATGCCGGGAGTTGATCCGAGACTATGCGGTAATTGTCTTCCGTTGACTCCATTACCAGTATAAGTCACAACATCAAAGAACTTCTCAGCCTTGCGGAATGTCCATGAGGCGTAGTCAGCACCGCTTGTGTTTAATTCAGTAGTAAAGCCATTAGAATTAAAAGATGCTAAACCATAACCTCCGGGGTTAGCTGCGGCATTTGTTGAATCAGAATATATAACACTGTCAACGCCTCTCTCAGTATCCTGATAACTCCAGTTTTCAGCACCATCGCGTCTTCTATAAACAACTAGACCACCTTCACCAGACAAATCAATACCGTTGTTGATGGCAATGCCCGAACCAGTACCCTCATACAAATAAGTCGAAAAAACGTCCTCAACGTACAGAGACTCGCCTGCATTACCTGCCGCTGCTGTCAGAGCTTTCGCTAGTTTGCTCATGCGTTACTCCTTAAACGTAGCTGCCAGTGTAAGCACCGTACAGTACGGAGGAGACTTTCCAGAACACCAGTGTGTCTTTCGCAGTCAGCGTAGGAGCGACATTGCCGCCAGAGGTTACCCAAGTCATCGTAGGCCACGTTACTGTGTGACTAGCACCTGCCTCTAGCTGTAGGACAATAGCATCGCCAGAGGTTAGCGAGTCTGTAAAGGTAGTATTAGCCGATAGAGTCTTGGTCTGTATTGCTCCGTTGGTAGCTAAAAAAGCTGTGCCTGTCAAAGCGTAAACGGTGTCTCGTACTGTCTTGTTAGTCAGCGTTTGAATATCTGTAGTGCCGACAACGACCCCCGCAGGGATCGCTTTTTGAGAGGCTGAGCCGTCAATGTTGCCAGAGCCATTCGAGAGGACAAAACTAGATGCTGCGATGCCCGATAGCGTGTTGCTGTCGGCGCTAATGGTTTTGTTAGTTAGGGTCTGCGTACCAGTAAGAGTTACTGCACTCCCACCATTACCGCCTACTTGAGAGTAAACTTCCCAAGTCGATCCACTGTAAACAAACTGAACGCTGACACCGTTTATATTAAGGTTTAGATCAGCAGCGGTTCCTTCGATGGTTGAGCCATTACGGCCTGCTATACAGTTGTTAGTACCAAAAACATTGCCCGAATCAGCAATGACCACCTGATCTCCGGCAGATGGAGAGGCAGGGAGAGTAACCGTAAACGCGCCACCGGTAGTGTTAGCTAGAACACCTTCTAAGTTTTTGGTGGTGTAGTTAGCTGTTTTAGTAACGTAAGAAACACCACCTGCGGCAGAGGCTACTTTAGCAACAGCAGCGCCTGCTCCGGCACCGTCGGCGTAAAGCATTTGAGTAGCCGTGGTAGCAATTTCTACTGTCGCCCCAGAACCCTGCTTAATGGTAATTGACTGCCCACCCGTAGTAGCGTTTTCAATAATCCATACTTTGTTGATCGTGTTTGGACCGAGCGTTACCTCACGAGTAGCCGTAAGAGCACCCGCCGAGGTAATTTTTAAGTATAGGCCGCGAGTCGCGTCTGCCGTGGCATCAGGCATAGTGAAGGTTTGGTTAGCATCGCCAGACAACTGCTTAGTGCCGTAGCTAAAACCGTCGGTAATCAGCTCAAGGTTAGTATTGGTACTAGTGCCCCAAGTGCCGTCTTCATCGCCGGTTGTAATCTCTTTTAACCGGAGGTTATTTACATAAGTAGCCATCGTTTTTCTCCAGTCTTAAACTAGTGTGCTGCCGCCAGCAGCAGGGATTGTGGTTGCGTAAATTGTTGTATTTTGACGCAAATTTAGTGCCTCACCGCAGTCAACACAAGTATCGGCAGTTAGCTCCGCTTCGTCAAGATCGTATCCACATTTACCGCATACCACTTCAATTTCGTGTTTTGGGTCTATTGTATCACCGTTATTTGCGGCTTCGTTTACTGTTTTCATGCTGCTATATCCGTCCAATTAGGTGTTTGAGCGATAGGGGCTATGTCTGTCCAGCTAGGGTCACCGCCCGGAATTATCTGACTCCAGACTAATACCGTTCCTACTTCACCTGTGGCCTGTACGCCTGTGGCGTTAACTACGGCAGAGCCTGTTTCTGCGGTCTCGCCTAGTGCTGTAGTGCCCTGCACGCCGGTAACGTTGACGTTTTGCTGTAGCAGTACAGTAATATTGCCTAGGGCCGATGTTGCTTGTAGTCCTGTAGCATTAAGGGAGGAATCCCCAACTATCGCTACATTGCCCGCTGTACCTGTAGCTGAGACGCCTGTAACTAAAACATTAGTGGTTGTTACGGGACCTGCAACTCCTAGAGCCGCTGTGCCTGCAACCCCAGTAACAGAGAAAATTGCGTTACCAACTACAGTTGCTGTGCCTATCTCACCAGTAGCTGCATTGCCGAGAGCCGAAATGTCGCTTTCGCCGCCCGCTACAGTGTTACCTACCGAAACCGCAGCTTGTACACCAGTGAGATATACTCCCACGCCTTCTTGGACTGTAACCGAGCCTACTGCGCCTGTAGCCTGTATACCTAGAGACTGACCCCAAGAGCCTTGCCCCCAAGCACCGCGACCCCAACCACCCAACCGGACGGTTGTATCGACGCCTTCACCCCAAGAGCCTGAACTCCAAGTATTACGACCCCAACCGTCAGCCATCTACTAGGCAATCCGAATGATCGCGTTGCTTGCATCAGCAGCAGGGAAGACAATAGTAAAGTCGCCCGCAGTAGAAGTCTTATCTGAGCCAAAGTCTAGTACCGCTATCGCAGGATTTCCGCTACCTACTTTATAGATCAGAGCGCCACGAGCAGTAATAGTCGCGTTTGCAAACGTCAGGTCGGCAAAGTCCAAGAACGCCGTAGTGCCGCTTGAAGCAGGGTTTGCTGAGATAACTAGGGTGCCGCCGCCCGCAGTGTAACCCGTGCCTGAGACTTCGTTTGTCGCTGAATACGCAGTAGTAGTTGCGCCTAGCGTAGCTGACGACGTATACAGAGCCAGTTTAAAGACTTGTGACGTGCCCGAAGCAAAATCAAAGTCTCCACCAAGGATTTGAACTTTGAATGATGTAGCCATAGCTTGTGAAATAGCCATTTGTGTTTCCTCTTAAATTAACGCGGTTCTATTCTAAGTTGACCAGAGCGGTACATATCTTCCCGCATCTTTCCGTCGCCTAAGTTCTTTAATAACGCCATAGCGTCTACGTACATCTTCTGATACAAGGCCACCATATCAGGCTCACCCTTAATGAAGCGTATAGCTTCGACTAAAGCGCCGTTAAGCAGAGCAGAGTCAAACTCATCGCCAAGCCACGTAGTACCCGCAGTGACAATAGTCTCGGGGTAGTAGCCGTAATGTAACTCTACTTCATACGCTGCATTAGGCGTTGGGCCTATGATAAACGCGTTGTCGTCAAAAATTCCGTAGTGTACGGGCGTACCTGTACTTGTCGGTCCGGGGTACGCCTCACGAATAAAGTTAACGTCTTTATTCAGCAAGTATGTGTAGTTGCCCTGAGCATCAATAACCGCCAAAGAGAACGTGTACAAGAAGTCTGTAGGGTAAATTAGATACTTGTTACCGATAGCTAGGTTGCCTGTCTGGTTTCGACGCAGCGCAGGAATCTGAACAGTGTTATATATCTTCTGCTCGGCCTGTTCAGTAAACATAGCAAGCTGGGCATCCGTAAACGACTGCTCGCAAATGTCCTCAATGTTTGTCTTAAGCTCGGTGTAATTCACCTGCTACTCCTTAAGCCATTGGGCCTCGGGCCATAGTGCCCTTGGTAGCTGCACCTACGCCACGAACCTTAACACCGCTAGTCTTCATGTCTTTAGGCGGCTGGTTGCAAGTATCTACTTTGTACATTGTAGGCTCATCTGGAAACTCGATGACCTTGGGTACTTTTACGTTTGATCGTGACTTCATTTTCATTTCTGGCTCCTTACGGTGTATTGGCTTGACCGCCCATTCCTGAGTGGTTTGTGCAGTAGTAATATAAAGTAGGTGCTCCGCTTGCTACAATTATCTGCGTGTACGCTCCAGCATTGCCCGGTGTTCCGCTAGTAGTTACTCCAGTAGTGTACTCACTACCCCCTCCGTGTGTTCCATCAGAGGTTGTAGAAAACCTTAACGGGTGGCTACTATTACTGCCGTTGCTTTGGTCCAGTCTGTATGTGCTGCCTTCATTCAAAGTTAGTGTGGCTTGCAACACGCCATCTACATAATATCTGTTTCCTGCGCCCGGATTAGCTACTGTTATAGCCAAAGTAGTGAAGGCAGGCACTGTTACTGTTACTGATCCTACTGAAGCCGCAACTGCTACACCTGAAACATTTACATTCCCCGGAACCGGCGTGCCGCTTGCTAATACTGTTACCGCCCCTACTGCGCCTGTAGCTTCTAAATTGTCTGGTGTGAGTCCAAAGGGATCACTTAGCCCTACTGGGTCCCAACCCCACTGTATGTCTCTGCTTGCTGTTAATTCTGCTGAGTCCGGTCTTGGGTCACGTATAGCTTGTGGATCATCTACCGGAAACTCACCTAGCATAAGCTGCGGTTGGTCTGGGTTCCAACACTCTGGACACGCCTTAATGTTAGTTTTATTGCCCTTCACTACTAACTCTTTGAGCTGCCTAAGTTTATACTGAAAACCGCAGACATCACAGATCGCTAGTGCTTTTTGTCCCGAGGCGTATTTATAGCTCATAAGTCTACCTTATGCTGCTTATACGGGGCACCAAGCTAAGCGTTGCTTTCTCCCTGTCTTCACCCGCTGCTAGCTCAAACTGACGCTCATACTCGGCCTGTAGCATAGGAATACGAGGCATCAATTCAGGGTCTTTTTGAGCTATATAATATGCAAGCCCTGCAACGAGGCAGGGCAAGAAACGGAAGTTAACGTCGGCGGTATTAACCCCTGTCCCAGAATCTTGTATACGGCGCATTCGCCAGTATTTAAGTACATAGTAAGGCGCGCCTACTGGCCCTTGGTCTGGTACAGGCCACACAGTAACCGAAGGGTTTGCTTGCCCACGGTCTACATAAAGCTGTATAGGGCGGCCCTGAGAGAGCTTCTTGGGTATGCTTGAGT